GACTTGCACTTGGTGAAACACTTGCGCTCTGACTTGCACTTGGAGAAGCCGAAGGGCTTGCGCTTGGTGATGCACTTGGACTTGCACTTGGTGAAACACTTACGCTCTGACTTGCACTTGGAGAAGCCGAAGGGCTTGCGCTTGGTGATGCACTTGCACTTGGTGAAACACTTGCGCTCTGACTTGCACTTGGAGAAGCCGAAGGGCTTGCGCTTGGTGATGCACTTGCACTCTGGCTTGCGCTTGGAGAAGCCGAAGGGCTTGCGCTTGGAGAAACACTTGCGCTCGGGCTTGCACTTGGAGAAGCCGAAGGGCTTGCGCTTGGAGATGCACTCGGGCTTGCGCTTGGTGAAACACTCGGGCTTGCACTTGGTGAAGCCGAAGGGCTTGCGCTCGGTGAAACCGAAGGGCTACCGGCCTCAAATATCCATCCACTATTATTACCACCATCTACATTTCCGTTCGTCGTTAATGCGTTCCAAGTCGCTCCACCGCCTGCGGTACTATATGAAATTGTACAATACTCCACTGAATTTGTTCCACCTGTATCGTTTATAGTCCAACCGCCTGTGCTGCTTCCTTGCAAAGTTATTCCGTCAACTGCGTCACCTACTGCGACAAAACTTGCTACTGTTTGAGTATATCCATCTATGAATTTTATAATCGCTGGTTTTTCAATTACAACATCATTGAAAGTATTGCTTCCTTCTATTTCTAAAATCTGGTTGCCACCCGTTACAGTAAGGTCATAAAATGTGACCCCAGCAGTTGCAACCTCAATCCTTTTTGTTGCATTTGTGAGAGGAATAATAATTTCTGATGTTTCAGCATTAAAAGTTAGATTTGTGATTGTTCTTAAATCAAAAGCAAAATAGGCTGGCCATTCGTGTATTGTCCAAGTTCCTGAACCCATTAAAATAGTACGGACATTTGAATTGCTTGAAGTTAAGCTTGCTATTGTTAAATCAAAATCATTTGCGTCAAAAGTTCCATTGGTTACAAAAATCCCTCGCCCTCCACCAGTACCTGTAGAAAAAGCGTCTTGTAAAGTCAGTGTTCCACCGAACATTTTTAATTCTATAGTCTGAAAAGCATTCCCTGCGCTTGTTAAGGTAAAAGCACCACGCCCTTCAAAAGTTACTGGGTAAGTAAGAACGCCACTTAATGTCATAGCACTAATCAAAGTCAATGAACCATAAAGAGTATTTGTTGTTGAATCAACTTCCCAAGTAGGAGAATCAGTCGTTCCAGTCCAGTCTATACTTTTACCAAGTCTTGGCATATCCGCAACAACTATTTGGCTGCCATTATCAAAAGAATCTACGTCAAATACTACATCGTCTTGTGGTAACGGGACTCGTCCTGCTCCTCCGCCTCCGTTTGTTGCTAAAAACCACTGGCCGGAATCAGACCAATCACCTCCATCTACATGCCAATACATTGTGTCTGCGGTTGTAAAAGTGATATTTGTATTCCCACCACAATCACCTGAACCTCCTGTAATGGCAGACAAGTCAGTCGATCCATCTAAGGCAATATCTCTAAAATCAGCATTAGCGAAAGTTCCACTCGCCACAACAATACTTTCAGACGTTCCGAGTGTTTCAGAAAAAATAAAAATTCTATTTATTGCAGAATTACCTGCTACAGTAAACCCACCTAAATTAAGCGTCCCGTCAATCTGTATTTTTGCATCTTTTGCTGCGTAGAAACTTAAATTGTCGCCAAGGGTAAGTGTTATATTACTATCAATACGCAAATATGAAAGCAACTTACCCCCAGTCGTTAATGTTGCGGTAGCAACAAATCTGAACTCAGCTGTATTATCTGCTGGGGTGTAAGTCATTCCAGCAACTAAAGTCAAACTTCCCGATAAAGTTAAATCAATCCCTGTGTTATGCGTAAGCGTTCCTGTGTAGCCCGTACAAACACAAGAAAGAGCATCTGCGTCCACATTTAAAGTACAATTTGGACTATTGGAATCTAAGAATACATTGTCACTTGATGTAGGAACAGCTTGCCCTCCTCCTCCGCCTGAAGTAAGCGACCAGTTTCCTGTCGTATTCCAGTTACTATCTACGCCACCATCAACGAAATAACGATTTGCCATACTATTTAACCTTTATGCTTATTATGTTTGCTTTAATTATTGTTAATTCTTCAATCTTTAAGGTGTACTCATCTATCTCTTTTTGGATTTCTTCTGCTGTTTGTTCTACTGGTTCTGGTGTTGACTGAACCAAAGTAACCCAGTTGTTTACCCGTGTTGTTGCTAATGTATCAATATCTGCCTGCTTTAATTTTGCAAATTCCTCTTCTGTAAAATACAAGCAGTCGTTAAACTCACCCACGACTGTCTGTTCCTTAAACCTAATTTGGATAAATTTTTCTTGTATCATTCAATCTCTCCATAAGTCTTAACTTCTTATGTACACTTACATTCTTTCCAATCAATTAATATATGATGGGTGTTTGCCAATGCCACTGTATTGGTTAATAAAAACACGTAAGCGGTATTCTTCTTTAAAATATATTCCTGAGTATCAGAACTAGAGCCGCCCGCTGGTTTTGGGCCAGCTCCAACCTCCAACGGTTCTGTCCTTATAACCGTACCGGTTGCCCATGTTCCATCTCCAGCAATTTGAGCTTCGGTTAGTGTAGTAAATTTATTTACTGCCGGGATAGTGGCATTATCAAAAACATGGCTTTGAGCAATGCTGTCACGATATCTATTGTAAATAACAACGCCATGAGTGCCTGTGTTAGCTGCTATTGTAGGAGCTTCACAAATTGAAAAAATTGCTGCCGTAGATGCAGAAAAAGAAATTATTAATTTTATCAACGGTTTACTTGCGGGTGTTTTAATGTAAATGCCCGATCTGTGCCCATCTGTTGCCGCTGTAGTAATTGTATAATAACCTGTAAAAGAATGCCCTTGATGTATCATGTGATGCCCTATGTCCATCATCACTTGACAGTTATTTAAGTCGTCAATCTTGAGAGGATAATACTCATCTCCATTTTTGCCGTACACTATCTTATGAGCTGTTCCTGTTCGGTGGTCAAATTGCATGAAATATCAAAGCAGAGGCGGGTAATCTCCCGCCCCTTCTTTCCTCTTTATTTATCTATTTATCTGTTAAATATCAACTTCCTGCCACATAAATCCGAACAACATAACATCACCGGAGGCCAATAAAGTATCTGTCTTTATTACATATCCAGGAGGTACAATAATTGATCCGCCTAAATCAACGACTGTCGGAGAGCTTATTAAATCCGTAGTTATATTTGTTCCAAGTGTACCAACATGTTTAACTATAACACCCAGCGCACCGGTAATTGTAGCTGCTGCATCTGCAATGGCTACAGATGTAGCATGTCCCCAGTAACAGCACCTAACTGTAATGTCTGCGGCATATCCTGCATGCACCGGGCCTATCATTAACGATAGATTTGTGTCTGCGGCAGGACTGTCCATCATTGCGTAACTAAACTCGTGCATAATGAAGTTTTTTCCGCTGGCTGTTGGATTTACAATAGACAATCCAGTAAACGTGGCATGATCTGTGGTGCAAGTAGTTACATGCGCTTGATTACAGGCGGTGAATAAATTTCCCTGTAACGACATATCAGCATATTTACCACCACCTGGTTTTGTTAACAGAATTTGGTCATCTACCAATGGGACTATCCCGACGCCTGCCCTTGTTTTTCCATACATATTAATCCCTCCTTTATAAGTTAGCGTCTTTAATCGCTGTTATCATTCTTAAATCTCTTTCCCATGTCCCGTTAAAGTAAACATACTCTTCCCCTGTGTCTATAATATGAAGGGTAGAACCTTCAGGAATATCATTATCATCAGGGTCTGGATATTCATCAGACGATAATGCTTGCCATCTTTTTATTGTTGCCATTTTACCTAACGACATATTACGTTACCTCCTTAACCTTTAAACAAGTGCTTCGATGTATGCACCATCAGATGAAGGAACATAGTACAAGGTAGCTCGTAAATACCCTGCTGTCATAGTTGCGGCTTCACATTTCATACCGATTGTGCCAACACCATCTTCCATCCCTAAAATCGCTGGAGCAACTGCTGCAAAATCAGAGATTCCGGGTGTAGTAGTAAGAGTTGCGACAGTAGCTAATATTCCACCACCCCAGACAATACGATGTCCTATGCCCAAATCTGATACCGTAGTACATTTAGTGCCAATAGGCTCGACAGTAAGAGCAGGACTTGACCATGTAGCATTAAATACTACAGTAGACGCATTAGTAGACAAAGCCACTGTGATTACTTCCAGAAAAAGATTTAACAATATGACACGGCCTATAATGGTGTAAAGTTCATTCTGTCCTGATGATGTGACATGGTTCAGGTACGTAGTCGCAATAAGAGACCCTGTATCAACCCTAATACCACTCACGACATCAGCAATACTTTCTTGAGTTGAAGATGAATAAGCTTTAGACATGTAAAACCCCTCCTTTATTTAATTAACTTAAGGCAGGGTGGTTAATCCCTGCCCTAGGTGATTTAATTTATTTTAAGCAAGTTGGTGATCTATTACTAGAATACCGTGGCTCAAGTATGGCTATACAACTTGCGTAACCAGTAACACTACCGGCAGTAGTAATAACACCAGATAACCACTCTTCATCGTTTTCCATATCCATAGCCGCCGCATTTACTTCAACTATCAACATTTTATTGGTATATGTTCCGTGGGTGAGGGTTAATGTAGCAGCATTTGTCCATGCACCCAACACATCACAAGACGCTGTACTTGCCGCAACCGCTATCCCTATAGCCGCTCCACCAAGAGCGTAATTAAAATACAAAGCAGAGGTGTAAGCTGATTCAGTAACTCCGCTTGTTATTGTTAAGGCCGCAGAAGCTCCGCCCAGAGTGTTAAACATAAACACAAAAGAGCATTTGTGAAAGCCCCTCATGTTTATTGAATCGGTGTAGACCGTGCTGGAAATATCACTATATTTCATCACGGGCACTATTTTTAAATTTTCAGAAATCATTATATTATCCTCCTTAAACCTTTTAGTGTTATTCTCCCGCCCATTAGAGGCGGGAGAACTGTTTTTTAACTACTTATGTTCTTGCTGCTGTTACTATAAAATGAGACTGTGTTGCACCACTTCCGCCTTTGTAAGGAGTTAAGGCGCTATTTCTAAGCGGCTGTCCGTCAATTCTCATAATATATCTGAAACACTGTTGGTCTGTTAAAAACTCTACATGGATACTCATATCCATTTTAATGCCACCTTTGTCTGCAAGGATATAACCGTTCTTAAAATCGCCAAAAATTATGTCACCTTCAGTTCCAGGCGCTGCGCATTGCTCAATAGGGATTACTGGCCTTCCTAACAATGCACCACCAGGAGCATTTGTTAATGTGTTCCCAGGTGGTAAATAAACAGGTACGCCACCAAGCCCAACAGAAAGGCTCATTGTAAGCAATTGAGGCAATAACGCCTGATTTATATACCATTCTGCGCTTGACAAGCTACTTGCAAACATTCTTGAATACATTTTTATTACATTCTCTGCCATAAGGGTTGCTGCTCTTTGGCCGGTTTCTTTTGCTACAGAAACTAAACTTGGAGAACCCAAAACACCCGACAACTGTCCCGCGCCCACACCATTAACCATACCATCATCTATCGCAAAGCCCATCTCGTTTATAAACGCAGAATCACATTCTCCTGCTAAAACAGAGGCATCTTCCAGCGCTTCGTCTGTTAGATAAACAAGGCCTGCTGCTTTCTTTAATTCTATACTAATTTTCCTAAACTTTGGTTTTGATGCTGTAATCGTAGTTCCTTCATCTATCCAATATACTCGAACTCCGCCGTGTCTTGACCCTGTAGCTCTACTGGTTTCGTCAACTCCGTTAATTTTGGTTGAATTAGAGTTTCCACTTAAATGAACTCTACGTGCTGGCTTAGAAGCTAATATTCCTGTCTCAAAAACCTGCTTTAACATTTCTGTAGAAAAATTAGGCTGTATCAAAAAGCCCCCCTCGGAAGGTATAGTAATCCCTAATCCTGTAGCGGCATTTCTAACATTGTTCAACCTTGGATCAATTACTCTGCTAACTGCTGCGTTTTTTATAGCAAATAGCTGCTCTGCAAGCGAAGGAAAACTGTCTTTGTTTTCTTGAGCGGCAGAGCTATTTATTTCTTTGGAACTTTGCCCTGTCTTTCTATCCTCCGGCTTATCAATAAGATTAGTTGTTCTTTCCTGTCTTTCCTGTGTGTCAACAATCTTTCTAAACTCATCCACTGTGTCAAGAATTTCTTGTTTAATGTTTAATTCCTGGTCGGACGGGTCTCTGTTTTCTATGACACACCTAGCATCTATATCTGACACTTTCTTCATAAGGTTTTTCATATCTTCCTTATACTGCGTAATGGTTTTCATCTTTAGTCTCCTCCTTTTTTTTGTTAAATTTATATTAATGCTACTACTGATGCCCTTGCTAACAAATCAGCCACACGGTCTTTCTTTTTATCTGGAGGGTCAACGTCCCGTTGATCCTGAGAATGCGTGTCGGGCTCAGGAGGAACAACGTCCCGCTGTTCGTCCTTAAATCCTTCCGCTAGAATGGCCTTGGCCCTTACAGAGCTAAACCCTGCGTCCCGCAAAACCTGCTCTGTTTCTCTTATTGTCGGTGTTTTGGTTTGATTAACTATATTTAGAAAGTTTTTAGGAATGTTTTTAAATTTAGCTTTTTCCATTATCGGGACAAACTTAGCACATGCGGTCATGTCTGCCGCCCCTGTTATTTCGTCAACGAACCCAAGGCCTTTAGCTTCTTGGGCAGATAACCACGAAACATCAACCATTAAATCTTTTATCTCTTTTTCGTCTTTACCACTTTTATCTTGATAAGCAAGAGATATTGATCTCCCTACCTTATCAAGAAGATCGGCTGTTTTCCTCATCTCTTCTGAATTGCCAAAAGCATAGCCAGACGGTTCGTGCATCATAAATAGAGCATTTTCAGCCATAAAGACCTTGTCTCCTGACAAAGCAATAACGGAAGCAATTGACCCTGCTAACCCGTCAATATAGGTAGTAACCTTTGCAGAATGTTGCTTTAAAAGGTTATAGATAGTTATTCCTTCAAAAGCTTGTCCACCTGGACTATTTATATGCAAGTCAATCTGAGAAGCTTTGATCGCTGATAATTCTTTTTGAAAACTTTTAGCAGTCACGCCTTCGCCAGTCCACCAATCTTCTCCTATCTCCTCATAAATCCATATCTCAGCCTTGTCAGCTTTGTTCTTTATCTCGAACCACTTTTTCATCAGAACCCTCCTTCGTTATCGTTTCTTTTTTTGATATTATATTGTCTATATATTCCTTCGCTCTACTTAGCGGAATCATATTTAGTTGAATAAAATATTCGTCACCGCCGTCTATGGGATCCATGTTTTCCTTATCCCTTATATCGTTAGGACTCATTGAGGCAAGTCCGAACATTATCCTATAATACTCTGCCCTGTCTTTCTGATTACCTCTAAGTTGTCCGTCAACATTATGCCGGAAAAACATCCCTTGCTTTTCTTGCAAGGTTGACAATAATTGCATATCATAGTGCTGCTCGAAACGTATTAACCAGGGTAGGATTGAATCTATAATGTAGCTGGTTTGCTCTGATTCTATGTTCGAGAAGCTGGCTTTAGATAAATCTTTTAATTTATGGGGAGGTAAGTTAAACCATCTTGCTATATCTGAAACGTGAAACGCTTTAGATTCTATAAATTGACTATCTTCCGGAGGAATACTTGCCTTTGCTGCCGTCATTCCTTCTTGTAATAACATTAGCTGATGAGATTTCCCCAACCCTCCATAAACTTCCGAAAATGCCTCCCTAAATGCTTTTGGGTCTTTTAACGTCCCGGGATGCGATACGATAATACCCGGATGTATCCCTTGCCCAAAATATAAAGAACCGAACGTCTCCATAGCCATTCCAAGGCCGATTGATTTTCTGGCTAAAGCAATGACTGAATAACCCGCGAACCCATCAAACCCTAATCCAGGTATGTGTAGTATTTTTTCTCTTGTTAATGGTATGTCGGGACGGCCAGGAACATTAACATGATATATCAGCTCTCCATTAGCTAGTTCTATTTTTACCCTGTTGGGAGTTATTGGCCAAAGTTCAACAATTTCTCCGTAGCCATTTTTTACTTTCTCCGCAAAGCAATTTCCCCACAAAAGAGCATGACCAACCATTACTTCGCGGCCTACTTGTGCTGTCATGTAAGGATTAAACTTGCTATGTAAGACTTTGTATATTTTTTCGTTTGAAGCTTTGATAGTTTTATTAGATTTATATCTTAATAAATGAAGTGGAAGGGTAGAAATTATACTAGAATATAGAGTGACAGCATTCCAAATAGAAGAGTAATTTAACGCTGTATATTCATCTACTGTTTCACCAGACGAAGATTGAGAGCCAAATAAATTCCATAAAGAACGATTCCACGCTTTAGGATCGGTAACGGATAGATTAGAAATGCTTTGTTCAAGTCTATTAATAAGGCTCATTTACCAGGTGGCCTCCTTGTTAACCATCCAAGCCCTAATAACATTAAAAGCAGACCGGACACGCTAAAAGAAACCCAAGGAATAAACAACCAAAGACCATATCCAAGGAGAGACAACCCACCAAAAACAAAAAAATCTCTAACGTTAGACAAGATTAACTTTTCAAATAGAATAGGAATATAGTGTTTAATTCTATCAAAAAACACCAAAAAAAGCTCTCCAATGGCTAACAGTTAAATTTAACTATGTCCTTTTTAATTTTAACAAGGACAGTCTTAAAATTCAACCAATTGTAGAGTTAATTATGAAATAGGTGGAAGATTTGGAATGTTTTGGTAGGATTTGACAGGCATTAAAATTTGTATTTCTATTTTTATAGACTAACGATTCCATACACAGAATTATTTCTCAATAACACCCTAAATACTGGTTTATTTAGAATTATAGGTTTTCTGTTTATAACAATTAAATTCACTGGTGTTTTGTCTAAAGTAACAATTGTTCTAGTCGGTTAATTTTAAATTCCTTCTCTTTGTTGATCCTGTAGTCCATATTAAAGATCAAACTTAACTGCTTAAGCATAATTTCAACATCAGCCATTTCTTCAGCTATTTTATTTTTATATTTTTCCTTATTACTATTATCGCTTCGATTATAGTATTTACAAAGTGCTTTAATTAATTCGGACATCTCTTCTATAGCAATAAAAGCTTGAGATTTTTCACCAAACTTATCTATAGCTTTATTGTATATCTCTGTATCTTTCATCGTGAGCCTTATTTCTTTAATTTACCTTTTTACATGCTTAAAAACGTTTTTATTGATTCTCTTAAAATAAAAATAGTTCCGGTTGGTTTTATAGCTTCAAGCTTACCTGTAGATATCCATTCCCTAACAGTCCGTTCATGAACTCCAAAATAAATGGCAGCTTCATCTACTCTTAATAGTCTTTTCTTCGGCAAGTCTTTATCTAAAGAACCTCTCTTTGGTTTCATGGTTTTTTCTCAAGATCAATAAATTTAATTTCTTTTTTACATTCAGAGCAGACCAACTCGGGACGTTGAACCACAAGCTCTTGGCCTGTAGGGGACACCAACGCGGAGACGATAAAAACTCCAACTACTTGATTGAAATATTTATTACCGCATTCACATTCTTTCTGTTTAGCATTTTTTAAATCTACCTGAATCTGTTGCCCTGCCTTAGAATTACTAAGTGGATAATTACCAACAGCCTGCCTTCTTTGCATCTCACCCATATATGCCTCCTGTTTTAAGTTAATGTTTAGTTTTTTTGTCCCCTGTGGATAACTCTATTTCAACTTTACTTTTGAACTGCATATCTAATAAATAGTTTTCTTTATTTATATCGTTCTGCTGTTTACATAAATTACGAAGCACTTTCGGTAAACGAGATATAAACTTTCTTTTGTTTTTAATCGTAGCAGGAGCAAAACCCTTAACATAAATCACTGAACCGTAAAATTTACCATTCCACAAAGAAGGGTCTTTTCTTAATGCTGCGGTTAAACTTTTTTTTCTGTAGTTCATTTAAATTCCTTTAGTTGGCCTTGTGGATAACCTGTGTTGTTTGTGGCTATAGCCTTATGACTGATTTACACCACAAAGGAAAATACACGTATTATTTATGCCCGAAGCATCATTGTCTTATAACTATAAACTTAAAAACTCTCAAAGAACTGCTGTCTGTGGATAACTCAACCAAAAGCTAATTAAAATAACTAAATAGCCTGTGGATAACTCTAATTAAGCAAAACTTGTCTTTCTCTGGAATCCTAGGCTTTTATGCTTTTAAGGCCTTTATTCTAAGAGTGTGCTGATAAAATAATTCATCCGATAAACTAAAAAGAAAGGAGGCTATTTATCCATTTCTAGATAAACCCGGACAGTGTAGAAATATGGGAAGAAATGCCCGTTCCAAGTCATTATTCCAGTTTTTTTGTTACCCTTCTTAAAAGTCGTTTCAGATTATCTTATTTGCCGTCTAGTATAGGCTATCTCTAATTCTTACACAAACACCAAAAGAAAAGACTACGTATTTCCTTTCTTTACTTAGGCTGTTTTCAACCATGTCCATACTTATAAGCGTTAGCGGTTTGCGTATACACCCGGCTGTTAATGTTGATCTTTGCATCTCAGGCAAGGAGGAACGGTACAAAGATGTTATGGCCTCATGCTCTTCTCCCTGAATACCATAAAAAAAAGGGCGCATAGTGAGTTGTCATAGAAAAAAACATCTTTATTGGTTTTCTCATCTCACTAAGCGCCCTTAAATAGGCAACCCAATAAAAATTTCCCATGACAAATATATAATACTATTTTAAAAGAACAATGTCAAATTCTCTTTGTTTTAGGTCAAATGGATTATTATAAGGTTTTACATAATTCTAGTGCTTCTACTGGAATAAAACCTTGTTTTGTCAATGATATATATTTCATTTTTTTACCTCTAACGGTGAGTTCACCTGAGAGAGGCTGCCTTTTAGCCTCGAATCAGGTGAACGATTGGTTATCTGAGTTTTTCGGCAACTCTTTTTAAGATTAAATATCCAATTAAGTCAAAAACAGTATCTTCGCTAATTTCTTTCTTCCCCTTATTCCTTATCCTGGACAATTTATCATCTATCCTGACATTGATTTGCTCAACAGAATCGCAAGAGCTAAAGAGCCTTAATGGGTTAACGGCCGAATCACCATATTCTTTATTCTTTTGTAGCAATCTATTTTTTATATCATCACATTCTAATCTTATAGCTTCCTGTGTTTTTTCCAAGTTTTCCATTGTAATCCTTTTCAGATAACGTTAAAGTCAGTTGCCGTGAGGCGCAGTATCCTCACGGTCAACCTGGACTGACTTATTATAAATTTGCAGTTTCTCTTTACATTTTACACAACCCTGCTGGATTACTTTAATTTCTTTATTACAAGACATACACCGACACTGAGCAATTATTTCTCCACAAGAACATTTAGTGATTGAATGTTGGCTCAAAGAGTCCTCCTTCTTGTTATAAATCTTCGTCTATATCTATATCTTGAATATTATCGCTCCCACAGTCTGGACAAAAACAAAACTTTCTATCTTCTAAATCTTCCGTCTTACTTTGTAGCTCTATCGTATATCCTTGCCAATAACAATCTAAACATTCAATTTCAAGCTCACTCATTTCAATCTCCAAATTATTTATAACAAAAAATTAAGTTGTGAGGGCAGTCGTATTGCCCGAATCAATCTTGAACGGCTAGTTATGTTTCTTGTCTGAAAACTTAGTAGCGTCTACGCTTAACCCCAATCGCCACCAAGTATACCATGTACAATTACTGTATTTGTTTTTGCGGACACGGAAGAACGTCCAACACTTACCTTTTTTATGTAGTACGATAAACCAGCCTCTTCTTGTTCTACTTGCCATCCGCTGATAAATTATCATTTTTTTACCTCTAACGTTAGAAATGACCAGCCAAAAACGCTCAGCGTTTTTGGTCTGCGTCGATTGACTGGTTATAAATTATAGTTACCGCTATAGCTTGGTTCTAATTTTTGCAATTTAGATAAATCGACACCTAAATATTTTTTTGGATCATTCCTATCTACAATTACACATTCGTCAGGGGAAACTTTGTATAATTGCATTAATTCATAAGCAGTTATATAATGTAACTGCTTATCATTCATTGAGATTATATATCCTGGATATACTGCATATTTTTTCATAAAATTATTTATAACGTTGAAATAACTTGCAAAAATTTGCAGTGTAATTTTTGTCTAGTTCATTGTTTTGTTAGACACTGAACAAGCTCTCTTGCTCAAGCCGTTTAGCTGCTATTTCACAATATTTCTCTTTTATTTCAATACTAATTGTTTTTTTCCCGAGGTCTTTGCCTACTCTTAGGGTTGTCCCGCTGCCCATATATGGATCAATAATTGTTTGTATTTCATTGCCCGCAAGGTGTACGCACCAAAAAAAAAGCGATAGAGGTTTCTGTGTTGTATGCTTTTTCCCGCCATCCATGTTTTGAGGCCGTTGACGATGTATTCTCGATACAGTTTTTAAATTTGTCCATGCAAACTCACACTCTCCAAAATCACGACCATCATTTTTTTTATCCCAGATAAGAAATCCTCGGCATGTAGGAAGATCAAAATAATTGCCGCCCCATATAATAATTTTATTCCCAGCCTTCAAGACAAGATTTATCTCTTCCCTCGTCGGTGGAGAATTGTCCCATTTTTCACTACCACGTCCTTTGCTGACGGAAAGCCTATCACTTTTGGTAATTGAAATCCCATACGGCGGATCAGTCAGCACTAAATCAGCCTTGTCCAGCGTAGGCAATATCTCCCTACAATCCCCGTGATATATAGTACAACTTTTGTCTTGATAATATGGTTTCATTTTAGTGTGTCTAACTATTAGATAGACGCAATGCGTCTTTACTTATTAAACATTAAACCTCTCCTGTAAGCATTTTTTTAATCTCTTCCTGTGTTTTCCCATCATAAGGGCTTGCTTTTTTCAACTGCCCTGTCCTTACTTTTTAAACCAACTGCCATAGCTAAGGCCACTGCCCCGTCTATTCTAAATCTTGTCTGGCTCTTATCAATTTTTCTATTTCCAGCTGCGTCAGATATTGTTATTGTATTAGAAATATTCCACGTTAAACATGGATGACCATCATGGATAAGTAGTCTATCAATTATAGAAATTTCTAGGGCTTCAACAGCCCCTGTCATAGAAACGTATCCTTGGCCCCAAGGAACAAGCCTAATTCCTATAACCTGTTTGTCTTTTCCCTCTACATAACAATCTAACCCTATCTCATCCATGGCATTCATAAGATCGTCTATTCTATATCTATCGAATGCTATTCCTAAAATATTATAGTTTTTATTAATTTCTGCTAATTCTTGAGCTATAAAAGAATATTGTATCGCTCTTCCCGGGGTAGTTTTTATAAATCCTTGATTTTTCCATAAAGAATAAGGAACTCTATCCCTGTCCTCATGCTCTTTTAACGAATCTTTAGGCTTCCAAAACCAAGATTTTACCTTGCTGTATTCGCCGTCTGACACGCCAACAAGGGCGCTTAAATCTATTTTGCCGGACAAATCCAACGCTAAATATATATCAGAACCTATAGGTATCTCAGTAGTGCCTTTACATCCTTCCCACTCTGCCCTTGGAATAAAAACGCTTTTTGTGTCAACTCTTTGGTTTAGATATAAATTTCTAAATGAGGCTTCAAACGATG